AATTAGAAGTAACTGAAAATAGTTATAGTATAGAAAATAATACTTCAAGTGTAACTGTAACTGCTTATATAGGTAGAGCAAGTTCTACTTCATATTTAGGAGGTTCTTGGAGTGGTTCAATAACAGTTGATGGTTCTACTCAAAATATGAGTGGTACAATACCATATCCTACTTATATAAATGGTGGCGGTTGGTTAGAATTATCAACTAAAACTTTTTCATCAGTACCACATGCTTCTGATGGTAGTAAAACCGCTAGTGTATCGAGTAGTTTTAGTTCCAGTGCTTTTACTCCATCTAGTGCTAGTGCTAGTGGAGATGTAGTATTAACTACAATTCCGAGAGCAAGCACTATAACGTCAGTAACAACTGCAAATGTAGGAAGCAATACAACAATAACAGTAGATAGAAAAAGTAGTTCATTTACTCACACAATCACTTATACATTTGGAAGTTTAAACGGAACGATAGCAACTAAATCATCGAATACATCAATATCTTGGACAATACCAAATACATTCTATGCACAAATGCCAAATGATAAAACTAAATCAGGTACAATGACAATTACTACTTATAGTGGCAATACACAAATAGGTAGTTCATCAAGCAAAACATTTACTGTATCTACAAGTGAAAGTGATTGTAAACCAATAGCAAATGGAAGTGTTGTAGATAGTAATAGTGCTACAATAGCAGTAACTGGAGACAGTAGTATATTAATTGCTGGTTATTCAACCGCAAGCGTTAGTTACACCGCTACACCAAGAAATAGTGCGTCAATTAAAAAGGTTACAGTAAATGATGAAACTGCTTATAGTGGTACTTCGTCGAGTGCAGTAACTGGAACCAAACCTATATCAAACTTTAATTCAAATAAAATCGATATAGTAGCAACCGATAGTAGAACATATCCTGATACAAAAAGATTAGTTGCTGGTACTGATTATACATTGGTTCCTTACATACCACTTACATTTAATGGTAATGTCACAAGACAAACTCCTACAGGAGATGTATTATTACTATCTTTTAGTGGAAACTTCTATAGTGGAACATTAGGTGCGACAACAAATAGTTTATCGTTGGTTTGGAAATATAGAGAAAAAAGTGCTAGTACTTGGGAAACTGGTGGAACATTAGTATTAAATACTGATTATACAATTGATACAACAAATAATACATACTCAAGTGGTAGTGGTTCATCGCAAACTGCAATTTCACTTGGAAGTGGATTTACTTATAGTAAAAACTATGAGATACAAATCCAATATACTGATGCTTTAGTTGATAATACTATTGTTAAAGATGGCATGAGAGGAATACCAATAGTAAATTGGGGTGAAGATTTCTTTAATGTTAATGGTAATATAAAACAAAATAACACTACTATTATAGATAGTTCTTCTAATATTAATGTAAATAACATAACAAACACGGGTACTATAACTAGTGCAGGAACTATAACAACAAACAACAATGTAATATCCAAAAATAGTTTATTAATTAAAGATGCTAATAATAATACAAAAGCAAAACTAGACAAAGATGGGTTATATTTTGATGGAAAGAATGTTACCAAAGTAAGTTTGGCTATGATTGTAACTAACGATGAACAAGTATTTACCCAAAGTGCAAGCCCAGTTACCGTTTGGGGAAGTGGTTTTGAATATGGTGATTACACATATAGTACATCTGGTGGTTATATTGAAATCAAGAACACGGAGTTGTGCGAAATAAGCGGTGCATTTGGTGGTAACGATTTTGCATGGGCGAGATTAGAAATAAGTGAGAGCAATACTGTTATCGACAGTTATGCTACTCTTGTTCAAGCGGCTGGAAATGGATATTTCTTTACATCGTTACAAACAGCGATTATACGATTAGACCCGACAAAAACATATCATTTATTTTTAACTTGTGCACCATACAATGTTAGTAGTTTTACATTGAACGCTGGTTTTGCTAATACTTCAACTTGGATAGCGGCAAAGAAAATAAAATAGTAAACTTTTCAAAAATATACTTTTATGATACAATAATATATAGGAGGATAACATATGAGCGAAGGCTACATTGATGGTATCGCAACTATGGCTATTACGAAAAAGAATGGAGCACCTATTAAGGTCGATTAAATGAAAGGAGAAATGAAAAATGATTACAGTTTATGCAAAGAAAGATAAAGTATTAGAGTTAAGAGGATTATCTACTGATACTAAACCAACTGATGTTGGGAACGGCTCAATCTATATATGTATTGATACGGGAGACATATATATGTTTGATGAAAACGGAAAAGAATGGAAGGAGATATAATTATGGATATACCAAGTTATTTAATGGGAAGAATTGCTGGTAGTAGAAATGCTAGAACAGTTGTTGTAACTGAACTACCAGAAACTGGAGAACCTAATGTAATTTATTTAGTACCCAAACAAACGATAGATGACAATGACATTTTTGATGAGTATATTTGGGTAGAAGATGACTGGGAACTAATAGGAAGCACTGCTATTGATATTAGTGGTAAACAAGATATAATGCAGTTTAGTACAATGCCTACTGCTGACTCAACTACTGTTGGAAAGATAATCCAGTATACTGGAACAACTAATGCAAATTATACAAATGGATATTTCTATGTTGGTATAAACGATAATGGAAGTTATAGTTGGAGTAACATAAATGTACAACACACTAACCCAACTGAGCCACAAACATATTATATTGTTGCAGATGTTGGTGATATTACAGACAGTACAACAAAAACAACAATAAACAATTTGACATTGTTAAACCAAATTATTGATGTGTTAAACGATGCTTATTCAAATGGATACAAAACATTTGAGTTAAAAATTATAAATGATGTTGATACTCTTCATGCTAAATACAGAGTGTTTAGGTTAATTCCTCAATGGAATATACAAGATACCGGAAGTGGCGAAATTGAATACGAGGGATTTTCATTCAGGTCTTATGATGTATACTTAAATCCACCTGATACAGGAAGGTCACCTAATGTAGGAATGTACTATCACAATTGGGAAATGACGGCTCAATTTACAAACGGTAGATTTTCAATAGATAGTGAAGCAACAGAAATAGAAGTATATTCAATTCCAATTAGTTCTTTAGTACAATATAATACTATGCCAACAGCAAGTTCAAGTACAGTAGGAAGAATAGTACAATATGTCGGTACTACTACTAACGATTATACAAATGGATATTTCTATATTGGAATAAGCACAACTGAGAGTAATGAAACAACTTATGGATGGAGTAATGTAAATGTACAAAAAGCAGACATTCCTAATACCTATACTTTATATGACCTTGAATTTCCTTTAACAACTGGCTCTAAAATATATAACGATGAAGAATTGATTAACTTTGTAAAAAAATGCAAGGAAACATCGTCGTCATCGGGACTACTTGTTGTGAGAGGAACTGAAGGTGTCGGATACATAAATATATCTGGTTACAATAATATTTGTTTTACTTTAATTGACAGAGGTGTATATAGTGACCCAGAAACAAGACAGTTATACATAGCACTTGTATATACTAATAACGTGGTTACAGGAGTTAGTGTAGCACAAAATAGTGGACATTATCGTAAAATTCTTAGTTACGACGATGGATATGGTACAAACCCTTATGCACAAATAAGTGATGTTTTGACTAAAACTAATACAACAGCATTTACACCAACTGCAGATTATAACCCTGCTACTAAAAAATATGTTGATGATATAGGCTCTGGTATTAAAAATGCAACTACAGGTCATTTGTGGGAACTTAGTAACGGATATTATTATTATAATGGTAATGCGACTTATGCTAGTGGAAATTCAATAGGTAGTGGTATTCATTATATTATAAAATTTGGTGGAGATAGCAGTGGTCTTGGTGGAAATGCTTATGTTTTAACCTTTTTATCAGGTTTATCAAGTTTAACATATTTTCATGTCATTACAGGTATGAACCCATACGGATATGATACAACTAGTACAAAACATAGTTTTAAAATTTTTGAAGACATGGCTTTAAAATCTGACGTACCTAGTATGTTTGGTGTAAATTCTTATTCACGAACAACAACATATCAAATTGGTGACTATATCCAAGCAAAGGAAAATAACGAAATTGTTATATACAAATGCAATACAGCAAATACCACAGGAACTTGGGATAGTGCAAAATGGACTGTTTCATCTATGATGGAATATCTAAATGATACACTTATAGGCAGTGCGTTAGGAGGTAGTTATTAATGGCAAGAACAGATACATTAACACATTTCTTAACAGATGTAGCAGATGCTATCAGAACTAAAACTGGTAGTTCTGCTGCTATATCAGCAGCAAACTTTGATACAGAAATTGAAAGCATTCCTAGTGGCAGTGGACATGATTGGTCTACTATTGGTTTCGAACAAGAACCAACTGGTTCACGAGCAGCATATCAAAGAGCAGTTGCTTTAAAAAACAATTGGGACCCAAACACAACAACGATGCCAACAAATAAATTTCAACAATCAGACCTTGTTTATATGCCAGATATTGATATGAGAGGTATTACAACCACCGATGCTTTTAAGAATTGTTTTCAATGTTTAGGTTACGTGACCTATTCTTCATTTAACTTACCATATTCAAAAAGTGCATTGACAGCAGTTGCTAAAATAAAAGCAAAACCTTATGGAAGTATTTCTGAAATGTTTTCGTCATGTAGGCGACTAACCGAACTTGATTTAAGTGGAATAGACACATCTGAAGTAACAAATATGTATGGAGCATTTTCCAAAATATCTGTAAGTGAAAATCCAAATCCAATAACAACATTAGATTTAAGTAATTTTAACACAGCAAAAGTAACTGATTTTCGTTCTATGTTTTCGGGCAATGATGCATTGCAATCGTTAAATCTTTCATCATTTACTATTTCTAGTGGATATTTGATTAGAACAGCAAGCATGTTTGGTAACTGCACATCACTTACTCATATTGATATAAGAAGTATGACACTTTCTAACATAACTGGCGGTACAGCATACTATGAAAATATGTTTGGTACAGATGCTGCAAATGGTGTTCCGGATGATTGTGAAATTATAGTGATGAACGATACACAAAAGACTTGGATTACTTCAAAATGGTCAAGATTTACAAATGTTAAAACAGCAGCAGAATATGAAGCAGAACAAAATGCTTAAGGAGTAATATACATTAAGCATTTAACAATTATTAATATATAAATCTACCAATGAAGGGGGTGAGATAAATGAAACAATTTTGGACAGATTTAAAAAGTTGCATAACGATATTAATGATAATATTATTATTTATAGTCGTTATAGCAAATTTATTTGGAAGAACTTTAGCGGATAATTTACTAATACTAGTAACGAATTTAATTACTGCTGTGTTTACCTACTATTTCACAAAAAAAGAAAAAGGAGATGATGATAAAAATGGGAAAAGTTTTTAGTTCAAAAGAATTTATAGACAAACTTAATTGGCTTGTTTATGATGTACCTAACTACTATCATAGTGAAGCAGGTACTTGGTGCAACTACAACTGGAATAATAATAAATTTATGATGGACTGTGTTGTATCAATAAAAGGATTATTATGGGGCTTTAAAGCAGATAAAAATTTACCACATGGTGGTGGAGTATATGGTTCAAATGGTGTAGCAGATTTTACACCTGATGGTGGATTAAATTACTGCACTGATGTATCACAAGATTTTAATAATTTAGTACCAGGTGAATATTTATGTATGAAAGGAACAGGACACTCTCATGCTGGAGTATATCTAGGTAATGGCAAAGTGTTTGAATGTACTGTTGCTTGGAATACAAATAAATGTGTTATAAGTGATATTGATAGTAATGGAACTCGTTCATATAATGGAGTTAATAGTTTAAGATGGACTTATCATGGAAAATTAAATTATATTGATTATAGTGATGCACCTGAACCTACACCAACAACTAATGTTAATATATATTATCAAGTAGAAACTAGTGAAGATGGTGTTCTTCCTATGGTAAAAAATCTTCAAGATTATGCCGGATGGAAAAACCATGCAATAAGATACCTAGCAATGAAGGTTGACAAAGGTAGTATTAGATATAGAGTTACAACTGTAAGTGGTAAAACATTACCTTGGGTAACTGAATGTAATATAAAAGACCACAACCTTGGTTGTGCTGGAAATGGAGAACCTATTGCAACTGTTGAAGCATACTATTATACTCCAGAAGATATTATTAGAGAAAGTGGATATAAGTATGTTTATTATAAGGTAAATGATTATCCATTTCAAAAAGATACAATCAAAGGACCAGGATATGACGGTTTTGCTGGAGTACCAGGAGTAGTTGCAACAAAGTTCCAAGCATATATCGGAGACTAAATCCTATATGGGTAGATTTAATGAAAATAACTTAGGCGATAAAATACTAGCCTAAGTTTTTTCGTGCGAATTTGACCCCTTAAATTAAGTCTAGCGAAAATTTGCAAGTTTTGGAAACGTATGGTATAATAAAGTAGTATGGATAGGAGGGAATGATTGAGGTATGGATACAATTAAAAATGTACTTACTATTATCGTATCGTTGTCTACTGTTTTTGGAATATTCACCGGTATCATAAACAAAATGTTTAATAAAAAACTACAGCCTTTGGAAAATCGTATTGAAGAAAGTGAAAAGAATATTATGAAACACGAACTAGGACAACTTAGATATTTGGTGGTTTCTTTTGCAAACGATTTGAGAAATGGTGTACCGAAGAGTCGCTTTCAATTCGATGCCGTGTTTTCATTTATCGATGAATACGAAGAAATGATAAATCGTTTACATATAAAAAACGGACTTTTTGAAGAGGAAAAAGTGTATATAAAAGAGATGTATCATAAAATGACAAACGAATAGTTGACAAGTATTGTAATATTTGGTATAATTATACACACGAGGGGAGAGTGTGTTTTTATTATGAAGAAATTTATGTATCGATATAATTATAAACCAATGATATTGGACTACATTATGAATAGTAATCTATTAAACGAACACAAACAAGAACAAAAAATATTACAACTAATACTTAAAGGTAAAACCTGTGTTGAAATAGCAGATGAAATTGGTTATTGTGAAAGAACTATACAAACAAGACGTAGAGATATCTATGAAAAAACAAAAGACCTAATGATTTAGGTCTGTTTTTTATTTACTATTTTCACGAAATTAATACGCATTTTACAAAATATTTCTTTAAGAAATACCTATTTTTCGTGAAATAATTCATTTGAATATACTATATATTATGCTATAATATCGCCACAAACGGAAGACATATTGGGAACAAATCAAACACACAAAGAATATATAATTAAATTGGGGGATGTATATGAGAAAGGAAAATTATTTAAAAGTAAAGCACTACATAAAATCATTATGTATGGATAATGTAATCGAACTATGTAAAAATACTGGTCTCACTGAAGAAGAAACCACTCTTATTAAGCACATTAACCGTGGTGATAGTAGAGTTTTTATCAGTCTAAAAATGGGAATGTGCGAAAGTGCTGTTTCAAAGAAGTCTCACAAAATACTTACAAAAATAAAAGATTATTTAATAAAAAATAAGATACCATTTTAGTATCCTATTTTTCTTCTATATATTCGACTATATCAACCACGTCTTCTGATGCTAGGTAATTTGCTCTATCTTCATCAACATAATATATACCATCTTCTGGCATTATATGTTTTCCAAATCTAACATCATCATAACCTTTAGGTAGTTTACAAATAACACCGACTCTATATATTTTTGGATTATTATATTCTTCTTCTAATAGTTTCTTTTCTTTTTCTATTTCTTCTTTTGTAACATTAGAACCTAAGTATTCAAGCCAAGTTTCAAGTGCTTTATTATCATATTCCTTACATTTTGGAATATTTTTTATTTTATTTATATCAAAGTTCATATCGAGTGGTACAACATATCCGTTCACACCATCTTTAATAAGTTCGGTACAACCACCAATGTCGGTAACAATACAAGGAACTTGATATTCCAAACTCTCTTGCACAGTATATGGGAGACCTTCGCAGTCAGAAAGAAGTACGGTGTAATCGGCATTTGCTAAATAATCCCAAATATCAAATCTTTGCTTCCAAAAATGTACTTCTTCGAAATCACATCTTTGCGGACCATTTGTAAATATATCCCATTCAAATTTAATACCAGCATCTTTCATCATTTGCATCATTTGTTTCATTCTTCCCCAACCTTTTTCGGAGTCGAGCCTTGTGCATGAGATTAACTTAATTATTTTATTTGTTTTCTTTCTTGGTGCAAGGATGTTCTTTATTACTTTTGGGTGGTCGTGTAGTACTAAATCACTCATTTCGGCAACAAATTCGCCACAAGCGATAATGTTTTCAATACCCATCGAGAACACTTGTTGTTTCAGTACACCTTTTTCAAGAAGATGTTTATAATTAGCATGTCTCATTTCGTAATCTTTTTTACCTTTTATATTTTTTGGAACTACACCCCAAACGCTATTACGAATAAATATATCACAAGTGTATTCTTTATGTTGGTCATAAAGTTCCATTTTTACAAGTTTCTTTAATCTATTTATTTGTAGTTTATCACCATCGCCATATACGATTGTTATATCAAAAAACTTTCTAAGTGAGAAACAAAAATTATATAAGAATGTTTCTACACCAATCAACCACCAATAGCACATAAGTAACTTTGGTATATAATTATAGTTTTACGTCTATCGGTCATTCTTATCACCCCCCTTCAACAAATTTTTATATGCTACATCACATAAACTTCCTTCTCTAGGAGAGTTATAATGATAGCCAACAATATTGGTATATTTTTCAGTTGGATTTTTCTTGTTTAATTGCACACTTAAATAGTAATCTTCAGCATATCTAATTTCTGGACATCTTTCATCTCCTAGAAATTCTCTTCTTATAAATCTTGCACAACCGCTACCCCATTTAAGTTTACTATTTGGATTAAAGTTTAATATAGTACCATCATTCATTTTTAAATCCATATAAATAATATCGGTACCATCTAGTTTATCAATAACTTTCAAGTATTCGCTTGTATATAAATAATCATCACTATCTAATTCATTTATATACTCACCACTAGCATTATCATAACCTACATTTTTAGCATGACCTAATCCTTTATTTTCTCCATAACTTATTATTTTTATATTGTCTTTTCCTTCCATCCACTTTTTACATATATCTAATGTACTATCAGTAGAACCATCGTTTATAATTATTATTTCTATGTCATTTCTTTTTGGAATACTATCCAGGGCTTTTATTATTAAATCCTGCTGGTTATATACAGGTACAATAATTGATAGTTTCATTTTAACCACGAACCTTCCATGTGGTGTTTCGTATAACCATTTTCATCATTAAAATATTCTTGTGGATAGATTACGAAATTATCTATAACTTGTATTTCGTTTTTATTTCTATCTATTTTATGCCTTTCTAGTATATTGGACATTATTACAGTGTTTGTAGTTTGCTCAAAATCTCTATCATTATAATAATCAAGCATTTCTTTTATAATAGGATTTCCTTTTTCTGCCCCCATTGTCGCACATACTGGAAAATACGGTTGCTCGAAACCAGTAAATGCGGGTAAATTTAGAAACACATCTAAAGGTTTATGTACTGATACATCGGTATCAAGATATATTCCACCTTCAGTATATAGAGCATAAAGTCTAATAACATCACTAGTAAAGGCATATTTCTTAGCACTATAACTTTGTTTTGTGAATTTATTGTAATTTATGTCGAAGTTATCTTCATTCCACTCTTTTATCTCATATCCAAGTTGCTTCCAAGTTTCCATACACTTTTTTATTAATTCACTTTTTTCACCATGCCCGAGCCACACATAATGAATGATTTTTGGTATTGCCATATTATCACCTAACTTAATTATATCATAAAGAAAAGAGTGTTGTCTACACTCTTATTTTTTTGGTCTTCTATTATTCGCTTGTTCCTTTTGTGTTGCCCATCGGCAATTAGAAGGTTCATAGTTTCCATTGTTGTTTATTCTATCGATTGTGGTATTTATTGTACCATATACATCTAAGTGTTCATTATATCCGTTTTCAATAGCCCAATTATAGAAATTCATAAAATCATTTTTCCACTCGTCGCAAACTTTTATACCACGAGCACCATAGTTTTTATATGATTTATTGTTCGGGTTATAACATCTTTGCTTCATATGTGCCCAAATATCATAAAGCCTATTTCTTCTTAGTTTATGCCTTGTCGCTTGGTCACGAAATAATTCAATTCGATAGCATCCACAACTTGTCGTGTGACCATAGGCTAATTTTCCATAATTAACCACTGTTCGATTTCCGCAATCACATTGGCAAAGCCAGCACGTTTCGTTCCATTTATTATTTTCTACTCTTTTTACAACAAATAACTTTCCAAATCTTTGTCCAGTCAAATCATTTAATTTCACAATATACCTCCCGTAATAAAGTATAACGAGGGTGATTACGGCACCCTCAAATAAATTATATCACTATTTTTATTATTTTACAACCCATACGTATTCAACATCTCGCTCACTTGGGTTAAATGTATCATATATTATACCATACTTAATACAGAATATGTGACCTTTGATTGTACACAACACGATATTATTTTTAAATTGTCTTGCAACATCTCTTACTTTTCGTGGCGGATTAATAACTCGTTCAAAATTATTATCCAAATACCATCTCACAAAGTCCCCGTCTATCATTATTGTGCCATTATATTGTGCTAAATCACTTAACTCATCATATACATCATCCCAAGAACGACCGGTTGCACAACTAAGTGCTCTAGGAAAACAATCGTCTTCTATTTTATTGAGTGGGTTTGAGTTGTAATAAATATAATTCATAATTACATGCTCGCAATTTGTTGTGTATATTCACGTATTAGATTTAGTTCATCTTGACTAGTAGCATCGTGTTTTAGCATCTCAACAAAATTAACCATGCTCTCTAACATATATTCAAGACTTTTCAAAGCATCATCTTTGGCACCATAATTGCCTCTGTTTGCCATATCTCTGCTTTCCATATATCTGCCGTAGTCATCTGCCATTCTTTCTATATGGTCATGTCCCATATACCTACCACGACTGTCTCTCCGTCTTGCCCCATATTCATCTCTTCCATAGTCATCTCTATATCTTCTATCGTAATTTCCGTATCTCATAAATTCTCCTTTCCTTTCCCAATATTCTTCATTGGCAACGTCTTTATGAATATCTACTAACACATCTAACATTTCGATGTTATTAGGTTGTATTCCTTCATCCAAAATATCACATATCTTTTTTTCAAGTTCTTTATTCAATTTCTCTACTGTTTCCGTTTCCATTATTATTCTCCTTTCTAAGGATAGATAATATCTCATTATTTTGACTGATTATTCTTCCCAAATAATCTTTATTTTGATGTTGTAATTCAGTCATAAGGTCAGTGTTGTTATAATCTTTGAATAATATTTCGAGACTCAATGCCTGTAAAAACAAAGATGTTATATCTAATCTATTATTCATTATCCACTGATTTTTCTTATAATTAAGTTAGCATCCTTTATTGTTGGTACTTGTGTTGTTACAGCAGGAGTTACACCACCAATAGTTGAAAGTGAACCGACACTTATTGTTGTGTTTACTCTTGGGCATACTCTTATTAGTTTTGTAAAAGCAACATTTTGATAAGTATTTGCTGTCGTAACTTGTCTATCAATTTCGGTTCCTTCAATATCTGAACCATTCGTTTTTAAAGCAAGTGCTATTTGTCCTGTTGTAGCAGACGTAACATTTGCATGGAATGATACTTCAAATAAACCTCCACCGATTATTGTAAAATTACTACTACCTGGAGTATATTGTAACCATCCGCAACAAGATGCCGAATTAGTTCTCACATCAACTGTAGAAAAATTTATATCATCTGTATTACTTGTTAATATTTCTGGATTAATTACTAATGTTTGTATCATATTATTTTTTTCTCCTCTCATAATTTTGCACAATTATTATGTGTTTTATTAAAAATGAGAATAGGACTCGCCCCATTCTCTTGATTTTCCCCTTAAAGGGAAAACGTTAGCAAGTTCTCATAATTGAGTTTGTAGTATTCTACATTATGCTATTAAATAAATTGTGTTGTAGTGAAGTTCCCACATCCACAACCATTATTTCCATTACATGTAAATATTGGTTGGTTGCCATATACTGGTTGTGATGGTATAGGACAACTTCTTAATTCAGATACTAACTGATTTGCAACTACAGCATTATTTGCTCTAATATCAGCAGTTTGAGCGATTTGTGATGCTTGTAAATCTTTCATTAAGATTTCTCTTTGTAAATCACTAATTTTTTCGTTCTTAGCATCTATCTTATCTTGACATAACTGGTCTAGGATACGTTGTGTACTTGCTGTTTGACTAGAAATAATATCTCTAATACCATTACTTAATGCTTCTCTATCTGCACAGTTTTCACTAATTACAGTAGATGTTAAGTTAGCAAGTCCTAGACGGTTCTCACAACAACAATTAGATAATGCGTTATTTAGGTTATTAAAACCTTGTAGTGTTGCAATTTGATTACTAAAGTTTTGGTTCATATCTGCCATTTGTCTGCTATTTGCAGCAATTTCGGCATTATAGAAACCATTACTTACAGTTTGGTTCATATCAGCACAACAGTTACATAGTTGGTTAGATAGTGAATAAATACCACTATTTACAGTATCAAGTTGATTGCTTAAATGTAGTGTGTCAAAACCATTATTAGTATTAGCCATGATGTCTTTTTGACCATTTGAAAGCCAAGCATAACCATTATCAAAACCATTGTTACCAAAGAAACCACCATTACCGTTTCCCCAGTTTCCACCAAATAATGCTAGTAATAATATTACCCAAATCCAGTCGCTACCATAACCACCAAAACCACCATTACCATAGCCACCCATCATAGGATAAACTGGATATGGATAATTGTTTCCGTTAGTTGCTAATTCAACTACTGGTTGGATACCATTTGAATTACCGTTCATGTTCGTTCTCCTTTCTTTAAATTTTATATCAAACTCTATTTAGAGTTGATACCATCGTTTTGTAATTGTTCAATTACATTTTCAGGTACACCGAATTGTTTTGCTCTCGCAAATAAACCATTCATTTGTTCCGTAGAGTATCCATTCGTTACTTGTTTAAATAAATCTATTGGATTACCTCCGTTATTTTTTGCTTGATTTATCATTTGAAATGCTTGCGGACTTTTTATTTTCAATTGGTTCATTAACATTTGCATTAACGGATTTTGCATTTTCCATCATACCCTTTCTTAATTCGTTTATTTGCATTTGTAAACTTTCTATCATTAAATCTTTGTCATCTTTTTGTACAATTTCTTTTATTTCGTACGCTTTAATATCACCTTTAATATTTTTTATCCACATTACGCTTAAATCTTTACTAAAAAATGGTGTGTCTGCAAAAATTAATTCTTTATTGACATCATCTATAGTATTTACAAATTTCATACCACCTTGATTGTTTGGTGCTAGTTGAAATGTTTGATTTATTGCTGGCTGTGTTTGTTGTTGCGGTTGAGATAATTGCTCTTTCATTTGTTGTAATTGAGATATTTGATAATCAATTCTATCTTTTGTTACTTGCGGATTATACCCAATTGTATATGGATTTTGATACATTGTTATCACCTTTCCTAATTTAAGTATAATAAAAAAGACACTTATAAAAGTGTCTTCTTTGTGTTTGACTATTTTAATCTAAATCACTACCGATTATTTGTTGCCTTGGACTTGCATCAGAAGAAGATGTTTTTTCATCATTAGCAAGACTAATCACTTTCTTTATATTCGCAAATACTGGTAATGTCCCATCTTCTCTTGGCTGTGTACCAGCATTATGAACAACTTCACATAATAATTTTCTACCAACTAATTTTGGTGTATCAGTAGTTGTATCAAACTCATCTGCATCAGGTAAGTCAAGTGCTATTCTACACATAATAGCCATTGCTGTTAAACCACCTGCATTTGCAAAATTATATCTGTTCATTAATGTTCTATTTGTCCTGATATCTTTGAATGTAACAACCATTTCAGTTGGTTTTCCACTTGGCTTACATTCAGCCTTTGTTATTTCTAATACTCTTTCACCTTCAGGAATAGGTTCATAACTTTGTAAATCAAATTTAATCTTCATCATTAATATCCTCCGTTTCTTTATAAATATCTTTAGCAATTTCGTTAAACTTTTTTAAAGATACATTACTTCTCTTTGCTAAACTAACAGCATATCCAACTGCCATTGTGAAGCACAAACCTTCATCTCCTCTTTCACTACTTTGATAGCAAAAACCATTGTCATCAAAGTGTGTAGCCTTTAAAACTACTTTTGGTTTTCTCATTATTCTTCCTCCTTCAAATTTTTAGATAGTGTATATTTTACAATATCTTCGACATACTTATTATATAATTTTTCTTGTTCTTTTGCAAACTTTTCTTCATTAAATTTTTTACTATTTTTAGCAGTTAATTTATATTTACCACATACTGATAATTCTTTTTCTATCATTCTATCTTTTATATCTTTTTCTAGTATTTTTAATTCATCTTCTTTTGCTTTTAGTCCACTTGATATTTTTAATAGTTCTATTTCTTTTACAAGTGCTATTGCACTCTCACAAACATCCTCAAGTTCGTTATCATTAGATGGTTTTGAAGCACGGATGATATCCAAATATTCCTTATCTTTGACTTCATCGAATGGGACAGAGATACCTGTTTTTATATTTTCTTCCCATATTTTATTTGCTCTTTCCATTAAGTCGTCAATGTTCAGAACCTCACCATCTATTTCAACAAAAATTTCGTTTAATTTTTTTACTATCATTTTAGTGTTTGTTTCGTTAGGTTTAAATTCTTCTGGATGAGCATAATCCATTTGGTTTAAGAAACTTACTACAAACAATACTTTATCTAACCCTAAAAGTTTTGCATATAATGCTCCTTGTAGTGTGTAATATATTGGTGGCTCATTGTTTGCCCAATTAAGAGCATTGTTTGCTGTCTTAAACTCGACTACCATCGCTATATCTTTTTTGTTATTTTTTGTACTAACCGCATCCCAACAACCCTGAAATGGGTTATGTGATGTTCCGAAGAAGTTCCATCTAACATCTTCAAATATATTTCCAAAATATTCTTCTGGTCCAACTATATTTGGAAACTTAGTTGATATATATTCTCTTTGTATTTTTTCAATAACCTTACCAGCCTTTGTATAAATAGTTTCTTCAAATGGTGGGGTAACTAATTTTGTACATTCACACCAAATTTTAAATGGTGATGAATATGGGTTCAATCCCAATATACTTGCAAATCTAGTTCCAGTAATATATTTGAAAGTCTTTGGTGGATTTTCCAGTATTATTTGTTTTCTATCTTCGCTATATTTCCAATTCATCTTTTACCTCCTCATAATATTTCCATATATAGCCCCCTGCTGTTTTTCTTTTACCATTGCAGACTTCACTCATGTGAGGTTGATTACAATTAAGGTTTTTTGCGGCTTCTGTTAAACTATTCCATGTTTTTATAAATTTACCATCTAACGAATATTGATTTACTTTTATTTCATGTAATTCTTTTAATTTTTTATTTCTCGTACCATAATTACAATTATATTTCTTTGTGCACCATTCCAAATTATTAATATGGTTGTTACTTGGGTTTTCATCCTTATGGTTTACTTCTAGGTCGTCCAAATTAATATCATCTTTATTTTCGTACGGCATATATTTAAAAGTCGCTTTAGGAATAAAAGCCTGTGCTGCTAATATATGTATGCGAGATGAATATGTTTTTCCATTTTTATGTAGTCCTATTTGATAATAACCTCTATCATTTTTATATGGTTTCAATATTCTTTCATCGCCAAATTGATTATTACAGTTTTCTCTCTTCTTACTTTTAACCCTACTATATGTACTCACTTGATACAAATCTTCAAACTCTTTTATATCCTTCCAAAGTTCACCATCCAAATCATTTAACGAAAGTGACAAAGCATCAATCATCTTTTCTTCCTTCTTTAATAGCAAAACTAATTGTTCTTTTAATAAAACTAATCATTGCTAAGAACGTGAAAATCATACCTGCAAAGAAGCCAAGCATTATATAAATCCATTCCATATACTATTCTCCTTTCAAAGCATCTAATTTGTTAGAAACTTTTAAACTAATTTCTAATATATCAGCAGATGATAATTCACCACTCATTAATTGTTGTAATGTACTAGCACCCCATTCAGGATTTTCAGATAACTCTCTAACTTTCATAATGTCATTGATAACTTCTTTAACATCATCTTTATCGCTTTCTGTTTGTTGTACTTCTGCTACAACCTCTTTAGTTATTTCTTCTTTCTTTTCTTCAGGTACATAGGTTTTTATTTTAGGCTCTGCTGTTTGTTCTTCTGTATTAGACATTTCAACTTCACTATTAAACTCATCAATAGTTAAATATGATGGTGTAAAGTTCTTATCAAACCAGTTTCTAAATGCCATTGAACTTGCAGCAGATGCACCTTTATCGCAAGTGTCACTACCACTTGCTAGACACCAATATTCGATACTTGGTGTACTATTCCATCCTTCAGTTTCAAATTTGCTAGCATCTAAATCATAAAATGTTGCTTTACATTTTACTGTTGTGACATGTTGTGGCATCTTGTTTACTGGTTGGAACATCGCTCTTTGTATTTCTTCAACGTCAATTACTTCCCAAGTAAATAATAAATTATATTTTATTGATAAATCGTTTATTGCCCTGTAGTACTGACCTATACTCGGATAATCCTTGCCACCTAGATTTGTAGCCTGTGTACAGTCTAATATAAACTCCATTCCTTTTATTTCTTTTTTCATTTCATTTATTTTTTGATAAATATTCATTTTATTTGTTTCCATTTTTTCTACCTCATTTCCTTTATTATTTTCTATTAATTTTATGAGTTCATCCTTTTTTATCTTGGGGTCGAACTCTAACCCCATATTATTAGCCATCTCAACTAGTTCAGTTTTCTTATACTCGGTCAACCTTTTCACCCCCTTAAAATCTTCAGCCCATTGCTTTGCTAATTTAATATACCACTCTTTATTAATATCTTCAATAGTACATTTGTTGGCATTATCTACAATTGGATTAATTGGACAATTCGCAAGGCTATCTCTTCTCCCATCGTATTTAACTTTTATAATTAAACCACTCGGTTTTTTACCAGAATATAGTCTATTATTTCTTTGCAATAAAATATCACCATTTGGACTTTCTTGAACACACTTTTCGTATGTCGACCCTAGATGTTGGACAACTTGAAATTTATGGATATTTGTTTCATTATTAATTGTTTCTTCAATAGGTGTATTAAATAACAAATATCTTGCAAGTGCTTCCGATACTATTGCTAACGAATTTGCTTTAAAGTTTGGTTTATATTCACTTGTGATACTACCATCTTCATTAATTTTTAAGTTAGGTAGTGAAGCGAAACATCCGCCTTTGGCTTTTATTTTTTTATGTCCTTCTTCACCATAACGCATTAAGTAGTTATTTACGTCTCGTTGTATTATTTTATCTATAATATCATACTCTAATTCTATACCGCATTTCTTGGAAAACTCATCACTAACTTTATAATACTCATCTAGTTTGCTTTTAGGTAGTTTTACCATCAAGCCATCCGTATTTACTTGTATTAATTCTACATCACCAATAGCATAAACTTTTTCGGTAAGTTCAGATATAAGCAATTGTCCAGTAATACATGTTCCTCTAGCACCTTTCGGGTCAAATAAGTCATTGTACTGATTATTTTGGCATCCGTATGTAGTATTTAATATCAACTTTAATGGCAACTGCTCATCTTTCTTGCCTTCTTTTTTGAGTTGTAATCTTCGTTGTAAGGTATTATAATATGCATCTTTATCTTTTATATTCCTAGATATAAAATTATATTGTGGTAATGCTAATAAATGCGGATATAGCGATGCAAAATCCTCATTAATTACAACCATATCTGGTTCATCTTTACTATCATAATAGAAGTTTGGAAGTGCACCGTGTTTTCCTCCCCAAGATACAACACAAGGCATCCCGTGCGAATTATATTCTAACTTAGTTTTAAATAATTCTTCGCTAGGTATGCTTTCATCATGTATTGTTTCAAAGAAATCTAACACTTCTTTTTCAATTACATTTGTATCTATACTCTCAGGAATAGTATAATCTCTTTCATCATCTCTTTTTGTCATTTCGGCTTCCAAGAATTTGGCACATAATTTAGCATTTGTTAAACCAATATTTATATCTGGTTCTATATTAGATAATATACATAAGTCATATTTGGTTTTAAAATATGTTTTTCTTGCTTCAAAGAGTGGTCGTAAAGCGTCAACGTCATGGCGACAATAGTATAACATTTCTTCATATTCTTGCTTTGTCCAAGGATGGTCTATATCAAAACTAATAGTGCTTTCGGTTATATCTAACAAAAGACAAGCCTCTATTTCCTTTAAAGATTTAGGGGGAACAATATCTTGTATAGTATCCCACACTGGTGGGAAGTTTTCAAGATAGTCATATTGCAGTTCAAAACCTTGTCCACCTTCTATTATATAGTCATTGACTTTTTTTATTTCACTTATATCAAAGCCAGATAGTATAGCCTTTAAGATGTATTGGTCGTAATAACGAGCATTATGTCCAATGAATATAGGATTATTTTTATTTATAAATTCGTAAATTTCGTCGGTCGATGAGTTGTGGAATATTGTTTCAGAGTTATCGGAATATTTATGTATTACGAGTAACCAATCATACTTGGTAACTTCAAAGTCGAATAAGTACAATCGCTCATTTATAAGAGTATCAAAATCATTCATTCAAATACCTCCATCTATATCCTCCAGCCGTTTTAATTTTACCTTTACAACATTTACATATATTTCGATTATCTATTCCTGTTTCTTCTTCGGCTACTCGAATGCCGTCATATATTGCAACTAATTTGTCGTCTTTTGTATATTGTGCTATTCGTTTCATTCTATAACTTGATGTCTTTCTTCGTCCTTCTTTAGTTTGAATGCCATAATTGTTGTTATATTGTCTAGTACACCACATCAAATTACTTACACTATTATTTAATTTATTTTCATCCTTATGATTTATTTCTGGTAGATTATTTATGTTGGGTATAAACGTTTCTCCTACCAACCTATGAACCAATTTGTGATAACTTTTACCATTTTTATAAAGTGTCAGCGTACAATAACCTCTATTATTGAAATGGTGTTTTAATATTTTTTCTTGAAGTTTGACTTTATTTGTTCCACCCCACCGGTTAATAAACGTTATATAACGTTCTAAACTTTTAATACGACCAAAAGAGGAAACCTGATAAAGACCCTCATATCCTTTTATGTCTTTCCAAATTTCCTCTTCCACATTCATCACTCCATATCTTTCATAGTTTTGTTAACAACTCTTTCCTTAGTTGTTTCATAAGTTCTACCCATTTGAAGAACTTTTCCTTCTCTACTAATTTGTTTTGAAATCCAAATTGTTTTACCCCTGTTTTTATATTTCTCTTTGTAATAATTTTGTTTTTGTTTATAATTTTCAAATTTATGTTCATCCATTATATATTCAACTTACCTTTTTTATCGATTATTTCGTAATTCCTTAGAACTTCCAATTGATAATCTTTATCGTCTGATAATGATAAACTTGCCTTTACTTCTTCAACAAATTTTTGAAGTTCTTCTAATTCCTCACATGCTTGGTTATTATATTTTTTTTCAATTTCTCTATAAAGACTATGGCTTAATTTGTAAGAATAATCATTATTATAGCAAGTTGGTATCAAAGATACTGTGTCATTTGTATTATATTTTTCAGCAAGTTGTTTCATATTAATATTAAATGTATTTATTAATTCTTTATATTCTTTTACAACTTCTAAACTATCATATTCTTTATTTATCTTATCTTTATAAAAACTGTTAATTTCTTCTCTTTTTCTTTTTTCATATAATTCCAATATATTCATATTATCATTCCTTTCTTTTATAAATTCATCTGCAAGTTTAATATCATTAATGGCATATTCAAACGCGTCTAAAGCGTCATCATCGTTCCATATACCCAAAACATATTTATTAAATTCATCGTTGCTCATGTTAAATTCGCCACATTCTTTTGTAAAGTCTACACCTTTAAACCATTCTAGCGGAGCCCATGTACCATCGTTATTTTTTATTTTTATATCTTTTATTGTAATCACATTATCAGGTGCCATAATATCCTCCTATTCAATCACAAAAGGTATACAATCTTCTTTTGTAATATATCCTTTTTGTTTTAATATTGGATATATCTTTAACCAAGAATTAAACCATCTTCCTGTCTTATCTGATTTCACAAACACATATATATTCGTGTTACAATGCTTTATAAAATGGTTTATTTCATCTTGTTTCTTTTCTAAACCACTAGATTTAAAATATAATTTATCACCAGTAATATGTTTTGCTTCTATACACATACAAGTTGCGTTTTTAATAGCGATTATATCAAAACAAGTACCTTTTATTTCAGTAGATATTTTAAATGGTTGGTATCCTTTTTTGTAGTAGGCATTTATTATTTCTTGCTCCCAAGATTTACCAACAGACTGACTTTTAAGTCCACCCATTATTTAATATCCTTTAGTTGCTCTTTATATCTTTCTAGCATTTGTTTATTATATTCTTCCATACATTCCATATCTATTCCTAAAGTCTCGTTTAACTCGTACATTGTCATTTCACCGAGTAAAAACTTTCTAACTTTTGGGTTCTTCGTATAAATTCCTTGTAACCAAGTTCTACTTTTTCCAAGATACTTGGCAAATGCTTCATTACTCATGTGCATTCTAAATTGATGTTGCTTTAAAATACGTGGAAAATCCATTGTATCACCCTTTCTTACATCATTGTCATTATTATACCATATTTAACAAAAGTGGTCAATGCTTTTTGACACATTTTGGTTCGTATGATATAATTAAATGTGTGTTAGACTAATCTTTAACACATTGTCACATTTCCTTCCCAAGATTGCATCCCCCTGCTTTCTTGGGAGTTTTTATTCATCATCGGGTAATCTTACAATTAAGAAATTTCCCCTATTCTTTTCAAACGATTTCTTTACTTTATATCTGACATCTTTCTCAGAAAATGGTTCTTCCAATACTTCTTCATTAAAATGTTTTGCGAGTGTTAATATCTCATCTTTATCAAGTGTTGTTTTGAAATATAAATAGTTGATATAATTAAATAGTTGATTGTCACGGTCTCCTTTAAACACTTCTTTTGGTTTTTCATAAGGAGTTTTTTTATTTTCTTTTTTTGTACCAACATTATTTATAATGTACTCTTGTAATTTTAAAGGCATTTCTTGTGGTTCTAAACTATCTAATTTTGAACACATATGATATTGTTTACCATTTATTGTGCTTGGGTCAATAACGATATAACCATCAGAACGGCAATCAATTCCAGGGTAATCTATAAATATATTAGATGAGTTCGGAACACTTTTTAAAATCTCGTTACTTTTAAAAATAAGATGGCAACCACCACTGGGTGTTTCTTGTTCTAATGTTCGGCAATCATAACATTCAATATCTCGCAGTAATTTATTAAAATTAACTACTCCATCCTTATTTGGGTCATGTCTATCTAAATCTATTACGAATAAATTATTTGGTGTTGCAGGCATACCCCAGTTACAATCTTTAGCATTCTCATACCAATACAAAACCTGCATATACTCTGATGAGCAGTCTTTTTGCCATTCTCGTATTAAAGGTGTTTTGCCATTTTGCACAACAGGAAATATTTTTAAACCGTATTGTAAATAGTTATCATTCAATTTTTCCCATTTATTCATAATGTACCTTCTTTCCTAAATACCTTCTAGTTCGTCGACCATATCTTCTTTATATTCTTCACTGTTAAAATATTCTTCAAATTCTTTTAATTTATCTTCTATTTCTTTAATACGATTATCATCTTGAATAGCACTTTTTATTTCATTATACCTGGTGGTATCATTAGTTATTTTAGTGAATATAATCATTAATTCGGTTAAGTATCTATATTTGTGAGATAATAAATATTCATTTAGATATCTATCAACTTTTCTATTATCATCAATGTACTTTTCTATGTATGCTTCTCTAACATCATCTAATGTAATACCATTTTCATCAAGATACTCTTCTGCTATTTCTCTTAATTTATCATCCTCATTGTTATATAATTCTTTAATATAATAATATCCATCAGTATCACTACATAAATCTTTATCTTCTTCTTCCATTAAACGAAAAATAGCACCATTTATTTGTTGTTTTAAGATATTAATACTGGTATTATCAATATCATAATATATTGTTTGATTTATCCAGTTTTGTTTGTTATATCGTATTTCAAAACAAATCTTATTATTTTTAGTATCAATGGAATGTAAATTTAAAGTAAATACATTATTTTTATATACAAATAAATTCCATTTCATTTTCCATAGTTCTCTATCTAAGTAGTTAGATATTATAAAACTATAATCGATATTCCAAACTTTTAATTCGGGTAGCATATTATTCACCTTTTCTAACTTTATCAATTACATCTAATATTTCTAAACATACACCTTGTCTTACTTTAAGAAAACTTATATGTTGTTCATGTGCTTCAATTGCTTTACGACATTCTTCTATTGAGTTATCAATAGATAATAATTCATCTTTATATTTCTTAACAATACTAGGTTCAACTTCTTCATAATAAATTGGCATACTATCTCCTAGTGTTTTCATATCTATTGCCGATAGTTCAATAGGCTTGTAATCATTCACAACACTATCTAAATAATCTTTAATTCTTTGCATAGTACTATCCACTGGTTGATTTTGTTTATTAACCATTCTTGATATAACTGCTTTGTCGACTTTTGCATTATCACGAATATCATTGTAATTTAGATTATTATCTTCTAATAATTTTTTAAAATCAGTTTTTTCGTAATATTTCTTTAATTCTTCATTCACTCTTTTTGCACATTTTCTATGCTTAACATTATCGTTTGTATTTTTATTAACAGGTGCTTGTATGTTTAATTCGTTACTAAAAAACATATATAATCTCTTTTTAAAATCATCGTTCGCTTTATTTGGTTCTTTTAAATATAAATATGTCATACCAGGACTTTTATATCCAAGAAGATGTGCTAACTCTTTGAAACCTTCTATATTAAACTCCTTACATTTTTCATGCAATTTGTATGAACCATCCGCATTTCTAACCGACATTTCTTTCCAAAAAGTGTCTGCTTCTACACCATATTCAAGTGCATTTAGTTTATTTTCTTTACCCCTATTTATAATTTCATTAAACTTATCCATTAATTTATTTGGCATCTTTACATCTCCCCCTTCAATTAGGTTATATCTTTTATAATCTATACCTAATTCGTTAGCCATATCAGTTTTAGATAAACCACTTTTTATTCTCTTTTTGTAGTAGGTACTTTTACCCATTTTAATCCTCCCATTCAATATAGTTCTTTTTAGTCCATTCATATATACATTTTAGTTGCTCGGTTATAACATATACTGTTTTTCCAAATCTTAAGTATGGAGAACCTGCATATACGGTGAAACACGTTCTAACACTTCCTTCATCGTT